CTGCAAGTTATCTTACCATAATCACGATTACTTTCTTTGTCATGATAGGTAAAGTTGAAAAAACGTGCTGCTTCTGGATCAATAGTTGGTACGCTCATTTCATCTCCCATAGTAATCTTTGGGAAACGATTGCGTAGTTTATAAAATAAGTCGGTTGATGCGTTACTTAAGTCGGCCATAGAATTATTTATCCATTCACAGCATTACGAACGGCATTGGTGGAATGATGTCAGCGGCTTCCATTGCCAATCCATCACTGATTCTACTATCATATTGGCGCAAATGTAATATCATACGAACTGCAAGCAATGTTGCCATTACAAGATCATCAGTTTCACCAACTTTGCCTTGATAACTAACGCCATGTGCAACAAATGTTTTTAATTCACTTATTAAACTTTTGCTGCATAGTTTAATTTTGCCTGTTTCCATCCACAGTTTAAACTTAGAACATGCTGCAATCTTGCTTTTTGCAGTTGTATTAAATCCTTTACGGAATCTACGACCACCGCCACCAGGCTCGCTTAGGAAGCTACCAGGTATATTTTCTTCGCCAATATCAGCAATGGCATGAAGAGCCGCTTCACCAATAGTATTATTTTCTACGCTATAATAGATGTTACCAGGATCATTAGTAACTTCTTTAATATATTTGCAAATCTCAGCTAAAATAGCAGCTTGTCGTTGAATAATAGTAAGGTTATGTTGCCATTCTGCTACCTGACGCATTGAGGTTGCATCATATACCTGAATAGCGGCTGGATCGCCACCTGTGCCAAGACTTGGATCAAGTGCAACAATATAAACATGGTTGCGTTGTGGTTTTTCATACCATCTAACTTGTCCTTGTTTTTCAATTGGTTCCACGCCGCTCAAATCAACTAGTACACCTGGAGCAATAAGTGTTTCATCATAAATGATAAACTCACAATTATGTTCACGGCGGAAACGATCTATACCAACGCTAGACATTTCACGCTCGGCCCAATCACGGTCGCGCTCTGGATGACGATCCCATGTAGCAATAAATGGACTAAATCCATTGCGACCAAGAGGAGTTTCATTGCCATGCGAATCAAATTTCTTATTGGCTTCTTTCCAAATATCAGCAAATTGATCTTCGTCGTTGTTAGGCGTAGATGTAATGATTGCTTTACCACCTGTTGATAGGGTAGGACTAATAGATGTCCAAAATTCTTTGGCAATAGTAGGTCTAACAAAGGCCATTTCGTCACAGTATAATAATGAGATAGACATACCACGACCTGTTGTTTCGGTTGTGGTAGCACTTACAATACGGCTATCATTATCAAATCCAAGCGATCCCTTGTTATAATCAACTACGCCTGCACGAATATGGTCTGGGCAGTTTTCATATGCGTATCTGATACGCTGCATAATTTCTTGTGCACCAGTATACTTGTTACTTGCTACAAGGATAGTACTATCTGGAATAAACATTGCATACCATAAGAGATAGCCAGCAGCAATGGTTGTTTTGCCCATCTGACGACCAAGCATGTTAATACTAAATCTAAAATTATGATAGTTTTCTAGCAATTCTTCCTGATAGTCAAATGGAACAAACTTTTGTTTGCCACGAGTAGGATGCTGAATATAAAAGAAATTTCTAATAAAATATTCTGGTCCAGTAACAGGATCGGCGCATAAACTAAACTCAATAATTTCTTGTTGAGTCATTTGCATACGCTTATGCGGTTTTTTAACTAAATTATTCTCTACGGGTTTTGCCATGCAAATATTTATTGACATATTTTGTATGTGTAGTATTATTAAATTGTCACAAACCAGAAGTAAATAGATTATATGTCAGACACACTGATTTTAAACGCTAATTATCAACCACTTTCTTGGCTACCGCTAAGCGTTATTCCATGGCAGCAAAGCATAAAGCTTCACTTCATGGATCGTATCAAGATTTTGGAATATTATGATGACTGGGAAATTCATAGTCCTTCAACGACTATGTTTGTGCCTGCGCTTGCCATAACCAAAGATTATCATAGCTTTAACAAAGGTGTTCGGTTTAGTCGCCAGAATCTATATCTGCGTGATTTGTTTCAATGCCAGTATTGTGCAGAAACATTTGAACCACATGATTTGAACATTGACCATGTAAAGCCATTGAGCAAAGGCGGCACGACTAATTGGGAAAACTGTGTTACTAGCTGTATTCCATGCAATAGTCGTAAGGGTAATATGTTTAAGCGACCACTTCGTGAACCATTTAGACCAGATTACTGGACTCTAACTGCTCGTCGCAAGCAATTTCATTATGATATGAAGCATCCTAGTTGGAAAGATTATATCAACTAGAACGACGAGTAGGCACAAACTTAGCAACTGGGCTGACACGATTTACAGCAGGATTTTCTTGTTTACTATCATATCTATGTGATTTTACTGCTGCGTGTCCGCTCGCTTCACTTGCACCATCTATGATGGATTTTTCAACATCGCCACCAAATGGAGTGATGATTAATTTATCACCAAGTTCTGTTTGGTCATCATATGCATCTGGCTGCGGTTCTGGACTACGAGCCATAAGAATACCATAACGATACATTTTATAGAAGTTATCACTAGCATCAGGAATTGTATAAGCATTGGCAACTTCACGTGGTTCATGATGTTTATGATCCGCTGCATACTCTCTGTCATATATTTCAGTTTGTTCTAAAACAAATTCTTTGGCTCTCATACTGGTTTTTCTCCTGTCAAATAAGGAAGACTGAACCATAACTGAAACCATTCCTGAGTGCCAGGTTGGATATTATGTTTCTTTTCCAATTCTCGCTTTTCTGTGCCAGTCAAACTAATATTGATGCCTTCATTTTCAGTAAAGGTATGCTTTTTAACACCAGCAAGAACTTTAAGTTGAGCAATATTATCCATTCTTTTTTCTCATTTTACCACTATTTTGAGGAACTGGACTTTTATGATTAACATAATTTGGTTCACTACTTTCTTCTGGTGTTAATTGTAACTTTGGTGTGCCAAAATAAGCAGCAGTTGCATCAAGAATTTCTTCTTCTGCGGGAGTATAACTAATCGTTACCATTTTAAGTCCAGTAGGACTTGCTTTATTCATTTTAATATCAGGCATACCAGCTAACGCAACACCAAAGCGATATGCTTTGTATCCGCTACTGTTATCTAATTCAGGATAAATGTGAGCATTAGGAATAGTAGTTAAAGCCTGTTGACTCATTCCCTTAGCACCAGCATAATCTGCTGCTTCGTTTACAAATTCATGCGCTCTCATTTTTTCTTCCTTACACCGCTATTAAATGCTACGGGACTTTTTGTATTATTAGAAGATGGCTCTTTGCCATTTTCAGTTGTAATCCAAGATGCTTTCTTTCCCATACCTTTTACAGTGGCACTTAACATATCTTCTTCTGCTTGTGTATAAGCTGTCATTATAGGATGATCACGAAAGTGTTCATGATCATGTGCTGCATTTGTTTGTGGATAACCAGCAATTTTAATCATGAAACGATAATAATCATAGCCAGGGTCCATGTCATGAACGACCATGCTTGGTTGCATAGTGCCGCTATGTTCTGGATTTGCTTTACCTTTGGCTTCTGATACTATCTCATAGGCTCGCATTTGCTTAGCCTCTTGTTTTTACAGGAAGACTCCAGTATTGTGCAGTATCATTCTTAACACTACAATCTACTGATTCAAGAAATAATTTATTACGGTTTGAATCTGCTTTCTTAAACACACATTCAAATGTAACTCGTGCTTCGGTTGCACTTGGGTTACGAGCAATTACAGTTACTTCACTTTCTGGAAGTTGATCTGTTTCTACTAGACTTGCACTTGCATGACGCAATTTATAACCTTGTTCTTTCATTGTTTCGCTAATTTTATTTGCTGGTGCAATGTTACGAACAAAATCTGGAGTAATACCCGCAGCTTCCATTGGAGGCTGATGTAAGAACTTCTTTTGAATTTTTTGACCTTCACGCTCAAATGTCAAAACAAATTCTGCCATTTGTTGTGCAGCACCTTCACTAAGAAGACGATTGCGGTCAAGCATATTCCACGCTGGATTATCTAGCGCAACAGTAACACTCTTTTCAGTATGCTCAACAACAGTTGCTTGCACACTCTTTAAGTTGTCAATCTCAATATTAATAATATCACCTGTTACTGGTGCATTATTTGCTCTTTCTGTTTTTGCAAGATAATCGCTGAAATTCATAATCAATCCTTAGTCAAAACTTACTGCTACATGTGTTGGGTTATCACCGCCAGCAACTTTTGGTGCTGTTAGTTTTGGTCTGGCAAGATCATTTCCACTTGGAACTGCTGCCTTTGGACCTTTATAAATTTCATGTGGACTATTGTTATATGGACGCTCATCCATATCACCGCCCGCTGGTGCATCATCCATAGTAACTTCCATATCTGGACCACCGCCGATATTTGGCAGATTTGCACCTACGCTTGGAAATGCTGATGGTTCACTTGGGGTCATTGCATGGTCGTGAGGAATTTCTGCTGTTGGTGCAGCAAGTTTTGCTTCAATATCACCAAGTAATTCCATATCGTTGTCACCAGGCGCAGCAGCCATGTCAGGAGCATTAACACCACCAACCATACCAGCAAGCTTTAAAATCTGTGCTAGAACTGCATCATCACCACTAGTCTTGATTTCAATGCCTTCTTTAACAGGATTTCCCATCTTAGTAGCATTGTCAATTGCACTTGCAATCTCAGGGCTACGATCACTAATTTCTCTTAGCTTTGCAAGAACATCAACCATATAAGAACCATTGCTAGTATCTGGCATAGCAGTTGACTTTGTTTCTGCTACCTTTTGCACTGGTGCTTCAATAGCGTTTAGCTTAGTAACACTGCTAATAGCACGATTTAGTTCTTCTGGGCTACGACCTTGAATTTCTTGTAGTTTCTTTATTACATCAATCATTTGCATGGTTATCTTCCTGTTGTTCCACGTGCTGGGAGTTTGTTACGGTGTGTTCCAACAGGACTCTTATCGCCTTGTGGAAGTTCATTTGTAGTATGACCCTTAACTGGTTTTACTGCAAATGGATGTTCAATTGTTTTTACTTTGAGAGCATTAGCAAGGTCTGCAAGTAATTGAGGTGCTTTTTGTTCAGGATATGGAGTATCTAGAATTGTCTTGCCTTCATTTTCTGGAAGAATTGGTGCTGCCAAAATTTCCTGATTAGGTGTAATTACCATAATATGACTGAATGGAATATTTGTTGCTTCATGAATTGCTGCCTGCATTTCTGCTGGTGTGCAAGGATAGTTTACAACCATATCAATGATATAAAGTTCTGTTGCTTTAAGATGACCAAAACCTGTATGATCTTCACTTACTGGCAAACTCTTTGGCTCACTGATTGCTTCAAGATTCCATCGTGCTAAAACTTTTTGAAGTTTTTCCATAGATTCTTTTGTAACTTCCGTAGCAATTTTTGCACGGAAGCCATATTTCTTTTCGTTATCTGTCAAATACTGAACATAGCTTTTCATTGCTGAATACCTTTTAGATATTTATTGTTTTCTAATTGTTTTTAATAGTTCGTTACGATCAAAAACATGGGCAGTTACTGTTTCAGTTTCTTCACCCTTGTCTTTATTCATATCATGTTGAAGTTTCTGCGCTCTCATTGCAAGTTCGGTTTGCTTGAGTTTTTTTTGAACTTTGCCTAGTTTTGCAGTAACTGCTGTTGCTAACATTTTAGCACTTGCTTCAAAGATAGGTGCTGAAAATCTAGCCTCAACATTCATACCAAGACTTTGTAAATTCTCAAAACTTTCTACTGCTTTGTCCACCAATTCATCAAGTTCTTTATCCATAGCATCTTCTGGTGCTTCAGGTAAGCTTGCTTCAAGTTGATTGGCAGTATCAAGTGCCTCAGTCATTTCCTTGCTAGCAGGTGGCAAATCAAATAATTCTTCTAATTTTTGTGTCATATATTAATTTATCTTTTTCGTTTCTTAGTATTTGAGAACATATCATGTTCTGTAATGACACGAAAACTTATGCCATTGCGTTTACAAAATTCTCTAGCCGCTTCCCATTTAGCCTGATTTACAGCAGCTTGAATTTGATTTCTTTGACTGCGACCAGCAGCTTCTAGGGTAGTTTCTTTATGTGGTTTAATTTCAACCAATTCACCCTTGCGAGTTCCATTGGCATCTTCATAAATTATAAAGAAATCAGGAACATAACTTTTTACTTTTTTAGCTACAGGATTTTGATATTTTATACTAATACTTTCACTTGCCCATTGTTTTACCGATGGATGTTCGTCTAGGAAATTCATAAACTTTAATTCCCAGCTACTACGATATCTTATACTGCCACGACCAATATACTTTTGTGAATTTTTAGGGGTGAATATTCCCTGACTATATTTTAAACTCATGCAATAATATTTCTAGCAACATTTGGCGTTGTTGAGTTATTCTTTTTATAGCCAATTTTGCTAGTAGAACCTTTAACACTATTGAAAAAACTAACCAGTAATGATTTAGTATTATTGCTTTGTGGATTAGCTTGGAATTGTTGTATAAGGTCTAATGGACTAAGATTATTATTAGTCGTCAGCGTAATAACAGCTTGCGCCATTGCAGAAGCTGCATTGCTGCTGTTAGTAAGTGTTAAAAAATACCCATATACTTGTTGCCAAACAGCATCACTAACCTGAATAGGTTGACTAAAATAGCCGTTAAAAAATATTTGTGTATCTGTTACTTGATTATTTGGAACATTTGCCATATCAGTATTTACTTGTTGGCGCTATATGCAATATAACTTTGAGCAATAGGAACAAGATTAGTTCCACTTGGAATATTTAAACCAGCAAAATGTGATTCGGCAATAGAAATATCGCTTTGACTATATCCCTGAGATGCCAATGTTGCTTGCCAACTATTACTATCATATGTTGGACTTGGTGGACTTGCTGGATCAGAAAAATTAATGCCACTTGGAACACTAGTTGGCTGTCCATAATTTACTGTTCCGATATTACTCATGCTACTAGGATTGTCAATATATTGCTGAGCAATAAGTGTTTGCGCACTAGTAGTACTTGAAAAACCACCATAACTTGAAAGTGTTGATTGCGGCACTGAACTAACAAAACCTGTTGCGCTATTAATCTGATCTGTGCTGTAACCTTGTTGCCACAGCGTTTGTTGCCAACTGCCGCCAGTATAAGGACTCACAACAATATTATTATCAGATGTACTATCTGGATTCGTAGTATCATTGAGATAAGAAGGTCTTGAAGGCGGTGCGGTAATAGCCGTTGCAATGGTTGGTAAATTTGTATCAGCAACAGGAAATGAAGTATCCGAAGTAACTTGATTAGAATTGTTGTTATAAACAATGTTATTAATTTCTTGCGGACTTAATCCTTGATTTGAAGATGGATTATATTGATTTCCCTGATCTAAAAATCCATAAGACCCTTGTTGACCATTTGAACTATTGCGATTAGTAAAACTATTTCCCTGTTGTTCAAATTGTCCAGTAATGGGATTAATATAACCGCCACTGCCAACAAATTGACCACTTAGCGGACTTGGATTTGTATCATATGTTGCAGACTCATTAAATCCTGGTATACCGTTAACAAAACCACTTTCATAAACAACTGCATTATAGCGAATTTGCATAGTTGCTTCCATTACGCCTTGCGCATCACTATACTCATGAGTATCATGAGTAAAAGCAGTAATAACTGGATTCATTAATGTAATTTTATTTGCTTCGCCGCCATACATGCTATAAATTTCAATAGCTGCAAAAAATGGAGCGATAGAACCATTATCTAAGCCCCATGAACTGACATGGTTGCCTATGGTGTATCTGTCATCATTATTATACACATCTTGTGGATATAATCCATCTGCATAATAATAGGTATAATAATCTTGCCATAGTTCACGCAAACCATTGTTGTTATCATCATGAAACTTGATAGTGATTGGTTCATATTTTATACGATCTTGAACATATACATGGCGATTGTATTGGTTAAGGTCTTTTACATCTATCGTAAATTTTGGCAAGTCAATACTCTTAACAAGAACACCAATTTCATTTGAACTGATGCTGTTAAAACCTTTTGTATTGATATTATTTTTTACAAAATTTACATAATAAAGAAATTTGTATTTTGGGCTACGAGCGAAGCCACTTGTTCTAAAAACTTGAGAGGCGTGTGCATAATCATGCACACCGCCTTTATTAAACAAGTTACTTGCTAAGCTATTAAGAAAACCCCAAGAACTGGACATAGTTTAAATTCCTTAGCCAGTTACAGAGGCTCCGAATGTTCTTGTTACAGTCTTGCCAACGCCACTAGTAGTTGGAACTTGAAGAGCATTGTCATAACGAATAGTTAATGAAATAGTAGCTGGATCGTTGCTGCTATAATCAAAATTGTTATAGTTTACTTCTTGTAGGAAGCAACCATATAGCTGCCAAGTTTCAAGTGTGTTTGGACCATTAGCGCCATTGCCGCCGTCAAGTGCTTCAAATTGTGTAACGAACTTATAATCAATGCCGCTAACTGCGCTTGCTTGTTCAGCAAAGTCAAATTGCTTTTGAATTTGCTCGCCAACAAGAAGACGAACGCTTCCTTGTGCATCATCACGAAGTTCACAAGTAACTGTCTGCCACTCAGGTTTACCCTGCAAGTACATTCTGCTGTTATAAATTGGAATTTCAATCTGGTTAAAGTTTACGTTAGGACGAGTAAAAGTCATAACTTGCTTTGTAAGTTCTGTAGTCGGATTGGTAACCCCGAAATTCAAGAATGTAACTCTAAAGCGGTATTTTAGCAAAGGCATTAATAAGCCTTGATTGCCTGCACTTTGGTCACTATTACTAGCAACAGGAACCGTCATGTTGAGTAATGATGCAACTGCCATCTGTATCTCCTATTAAAAGTATTTATAACAATTCAACTAGTTTTTGAAGGGGGTATAAAACAAAAAAGCCGCCCATGAAGGCGGCTTTCTTATTATTATGTTATTTTGTATTATGCTACTGGAACAGTAGCAGTAGTATTGCTTAGACCACCCTGATTTGCGTTTGTTCCAGCAATGGCACCAGTGTTCAATACACGAACTGGGATGTAGATAAACTCTACTGCCTTTGTTGGCTCAATCGCAATATCAATATGCAACTCATTGCGATCAATTGTTGCTGGTGTGTTGTTTGTAGTATCGCAAACAACTAGATAATCATATACACCACGCTGTGTCTTGATGTCGTTAAGCAAGGCAGATACTGCATTTGTAGCCTGATTACGAGTTACTGTATCATTTGGCTCAAATACTAGTGGCTTTGCAAGACGCTCTAGATTATAACGGATATAGTTGATCAAACGAGCAACATTGATACGATCAAGCGCAGTAGCAGTTGCCTGACGAGTATGGTTACCATAGTTAAGGATACCATCTGTTGGGAATACTGCAACAGGGTTGACATTGTTGGCGTATAGAAGATCACGAAGACCTTGGTTAGTTCCAATACTATAGAACTTACCAGTTGTGCGGTCAACATAACCAATCTTAGTAACATTGTCAATCTTACCACGAAGAGCGCCTGCTGGAGCAAACCATGGAGCACTTGCCTGATCACTCTTAATGATCATGCGAAGGATAGCATGAGTGATTGGAACAACCACTTGTCCATTTCCATCAAGTGCATTAGTATATGCAGCACCTGGATAGAACACAGCAGTGTAACTATCGTTAGTTACAAGACCATCTTCGCCAGTATCGCCTGCGCCAGCAGCATTAGTAATATATCTGTTAACAGTTGATGCATCGCTTGTGAGACCCATTGGAGTATCGGCAATAACAAATCCAGTATTACGACGATCATTATTAAGGCTATTCAAGTTAGTTGTCAATTCAGGATAACCTGGGCAAACAAGTAAGTTGAAGTTAATTTGGTCTTCGCGAAGTACTGTATTAATATCAACTGCTTCTTTTAGTGCGCTTACTACAACATTGCGTTGTGCCTTGCGACCAAAGTATGGCTGACCAACACTATTGCTACCGCTTACACTTGCCCAAGTTGCAGCAACTTGTGGTAGGCTTTGTAGTGGATAGTTAGTGCTGTTGAACTTGCTTGCAATATACTTCTTAACATTGTAACTGCTACGACGAGTATTGAATAGAAGCATACCACGAGGATATAGTTGTGGGTTTGGTGCATCTAGATCAGTATAGTCACTTGTTAGCAAGCTAACAATAGTTGGCTTATTTCCAAGAGCAGGATCAACTGTTCCGCTTGAATCCCAACGAGTATCAGCAAATAGAACACCGTTTTCAGTTGTAGTATCAGTTGTATCTATCTGAACCCACTGATCTGTGCCACTATAACGCTGCCAACGATAAATTGCAGGATAATTCTCAAGATTACTTGTATTAATCCAGATATCACCATACACGAGTGCAGTGCCATCAGTTTGTGTTGTTGGTTTTGCGCTGCTAATAATTGGACCAAGTGGATCAGTGTTAGCAAGATTATAACCACGACTATCGCTAGTTACGTTATGATAACCTTTCCAATTAGTTCCATTATTAATCATGATATCAACTTCAAGAGGAGTTGAGTAATACCATAAAGTGCCATCATCAGGTGCTACAATTGGCTGAGTAGCTTGCTGATAAAGCATATCAGCAGGTTGCCAATAAGTTCCAGTAAATGCAACACCAGCAGTATAACTGCCAGCATCATAGAACACATTAGGAGTGCTATTTGGTACGATGCCTGCTGAAACACTTAGTGGTGTACCAACTGTTTCAGTGAATACAATATCACCGCCATTTGTATGACCGAACTGAATATTATTAGTGCTTGTTAATGTGCAAGTTAGATATGGAATATTCTGAGCAAGAACATTGCTTACGAAGCTTGCTGCGGTAGTGCCAGTTAATGTAACAGTATAAGTGCTACTCAATGAACTGCTGCCAGGCACAGTAACTTGAATAGTAAATGCATTGCTTGCAGTAAATGTTGGATTAGAAACACTTCCAGTAACTGTTAGTGCAGTTCCACTTCCCATCCATTGATAAACTTTGAATGAACCAGTATTATTCAATAGAATGTCATACTTAACAAACAATGTATCGTTAGCAATACCAAGACCACCAAGAGTTGGATCAAAGTTATAGGTTGCAAGACGACGATGTTGGAATAGAGGAGCAACAATATTGTCCCAATTTGTAGTAGAACTGTTCCAACGATAAATGCTCCAGTTTGCACCGCTGTTAACAGCAGTTGTTTTTAACCAAATACTTCCACTTGGACGAGGAGCACTATCAGTTGATTTCCAGTATGGAACACTGTAATGAGCACTATATTGCAATGCTGGACTATAATATGTACCAGCAGCAATGCCAAGATTTGTTAGAGGAGTACCACTGCTTTGGCTGATGATAACTTTACCATCTGCTGTCTGGTTATAGCCAGCACTTGCAGCAGCAGCATTAGCAAATAGTTCAAAGTAACCATTGATCAACTGAGCATTGATGCCTGGAAGACCACTGCTATTAATTGTTGCAACAAGATTAGCAACACTTGAGTTAGCAATAGTGAATGAATTTCCGTTAATTGTTAGAACATTGGTCAAGCTAAGAGAAGTTGCTTGTGAATTACCAACAATTGTTGGTGTTCTAATTGCCCAAGAATTGCTACCAATAGTCTGCCATGAGTTATCATACATTTTTTGATAAACTGTATTTTTAACATCGGTTGCATTGATTGCATAGCTACCAATTACACCAACATTGCTGTAAGGAACACCGCTAGTGAGTAGTGTTGGATCAGTGATAACTGTTGGAGTCTGTACATTGAATACTTGGTTAGTAGCATCCCATTGGAAAATACCATAATTAGTAGTCGCTGTATCTACCCACTGTGTTCCACCTGCTGGTTCAGCATATGGACGGCTGCTGCTGCCACTTAGTTGATTAAGATCAACATTAGCGCGTAAAATATAAGCCTGATTAGTTACACCAAGAGTGCTGTGTGCAGCCATAAGACCATACTCAGCAAGTTCACTACCAAACAAACGATTGCCGCTGGCATCGGTTGGGAAAATAGGAAGTCCATAATTATTAAGCAAGTCTTTCTGACTTGTTAAAAGTTGTAAAGTGTTGACTGTTGAAGAGGTGGTATAGCTTGCAATACCTCCCGCAGTACTTGTTTTGTTGCTTGCTGTCGCAAGAAGAATAAATGGTACAGTACCTGGTCCTGTTGGAGCATAATTGCTCTCATCAACGACCGTTACTGAAACACCTGGTGATACTAAAGTTGCCATAGGGTCTATTCCTTTTAAGGTTACTAATATTTAGCGGATAGCCTTAAAAGACCCCCTATTCTAGGAGTTATATATGGATATTATAGTAAACTTTTAACTTTCTCTTCTAATTCAGAGAGTGTTCCATCATTATTGATTAATTGGTCAAGATTTTCTTTAACCCATGACCATTCACTGGGATGAATATCTTGTGGTTCTTCCCCATGTTGAACAAGTTTGACCAACCAATCAGGGTCTTCGCCGCGACGAACGCCCCATATTTCGCCACCAAGACGACGAATCATTTCAATTTCATTGGGGAAACGGGTATCTGGAATAACAATGTTATTATATTCAAATGGACTGTTTACAATTTTAGAAAGTTTATTCTCTACGCTTGCAATCCAAATATCTTCATGGAAGTTAACACGGCAAACATCGGTTCCCCAATATTGCAGCACCCAACGAGGCGTTAAATTTTCAATACCAAGTCGTGTTGACCACCATTGATCAACTTGTTCACGCCATTCACGGCTTTCTTTTGTATCGCCTTCAAGTAGGTGACGAGGCCAATTGAATACATTAGCCACCATATCTTTAAGACTGTCGGCAAAACTTACTTTTTCAAAACCATGTTCTTTAACAAGAATATCCGCAACGGTTCCTTTGCCACCACCGATAAGACCGCATACACCAATTATCTTCATGTTTTTACTTTAACAAAAGATAACAAGGATGTCAAATATTATCCGATAACAAACCACATTGGAGTTTCACCAGTCATGCTATTGGTGATTTCAAGTTCAAGGGCTTCAACCTTAGCCTGAGCACGAGTAATAAGATCAGTTCCATTAAGGCTAGTTCCACCCTGTGGACCAGGCAATGTTGAGAACTTGCTACGAGCCTCGCCTAACATCATCATGCATTTTGAAAGAGTATATTCTTTAATCCATGGATAGCTGTATTGATCAGTTAGCAATGTAATATCAGGTCTATAATTTTCTGTCCAAAGCAAAATAGTTTCTTGTGCTGCTTGTGGACGACGCATGATAGTTAATTGTTTGGTAACCGTATTATATTGATAGTTTAGATAACCGCCAAATAGTTTTGAAGCTTCTTTCAAGAACGAGTTATACAAATACCAAGTTGCAAGACCGCCAACACGACCCGACTGAATCATATAGAAGTTAACGAAACCTGCTTCAAATGGTTCATATTGAGAAGATGTTCCACTGTTTGCACCAATATTACGCTTGAATACATTGCGAACACTTATAACTTCATTTGGGAGAGTATATGTATTTTGATTTTCTAACAAGTTTAAGAATGAATAACTTTCTTCTGTACTATTAGCACTGCGTTGACGATATCTAACAAGAGACTGATTTAATGCAATTTCATAATGAGCAGGATCGAGTTCAACATCAACCATGCCATCGCCAAGTGAATAACGAACATAATCAAATATTTGTGTTTTAAGTTCTTGTAAGGTTGCCATGAAAATATTTATCGTTTAGGAATATCATTCTAAACTCCAAATCGCATATAATAATATGTTAAATCTTCTGGTTCAAATTGTGCAGTCACCGCTACACGATAGTCAAGTGTATCATAGGCAAGGTGGGTATGAAAAGTTACGCTATCTGCAACAGCATTTTCTCGCACCCAACGATAGTTTTCTTGCTTATGCCACTCTATATGGGCTAATAATATTATTTCTTCTACTTGCCGAGTTTTGGATAATCCATATCGTCCATGCTCCCAAGTTGATTGAGGTAAAGAAATTTGATAAACCGTGATAGGTTTAGAAGGGAGCATCCCCGTATTCTCCTTCAAACCAGCGGTCAGTGGCTGTGTCTTTATCATCATGCCAGTGGTCTGGTCCTGGGTCTTTTCCATTTACGATAGCCTTTGTCATGCGATCCATTTTACGCTGATCTGTTAATTTCTTTTCACGATCAGCGACAGTCTTGTCCTTAAAGCCAAGTACATTCATATATTCACGATGCTTCATCCAACCATGCATAAAATGGATGCAATCTTCTGCGCTGCCACTGTATATGACTACACCACGAGAATAGATTGGCAATGCCGTACCATCATCGTCTGGTACCGTAAGAGAAAAATCTGCACCGCCATTCTGTTCATAAGCATAAGAATTAAACGCACCACGATTTGGTTTAATTTCAAAACCAAGATTGGTAGCGAGACCTGTTAGGTCATTGATAATCCGATAGTGATTGTAATTTGTCATTATACATATCCTACGATAAGTTTCACCAAATCTTCTTCATTCAGGTAAAAATTTGCTCGCCCATGTGATTCGCGCTGATAAAAAATCATGGGTGGTGAAAATTCATACCAAGTTGAACTATAATTTTCAAAGTTGTTGACAATATAATAATATAATTTGCTAATTTCCCGAAAACTGTAAACAGTGATACGATGGGTATAGTGCTGCCGCATTTTATTGCGACCATCCATTCTTACCCAACGAGTGTGAGTATCCAAGTAACCACTGTCGTATTTCATAAATCACCTTACTTGATTGATTTAAGAATTACTGTATCACCGTTTAGCCGTCCTGTCAAGGCAATTTCTGTAGCACGAATACCATCCATGAACTTACGAAGTTGGATTTTACCTGCACCCATAAATGCCTTCATCTGTTCTTGTGGCTTGCGCAGCGTCTTTGCAACGCTCAGCTTTTCATCAAAGCCAAGAATAGTGCTGCCTTTGATGCCCAATACGCCACTGCTGACGGCAGCAACATACTTGCCAATCTTACGGGTCTTAGTATTATAAACCCACAATTCGGTTGCACCAATGATATCCACAGGATTGATAGACACAACATTAAGTTCTTTGAACTCTGTCATGTACTTGACATTCTTAACCACCTTCTCCTTGCTTGGTGGGCGAGCCTTGCGAACCTTACGCACAGCAGCCTTGACTACGCCATAGGTTGTGAGGGCATCAAAGAGTGCCTTATACCAAGCATCATAACGCTTGAACACTGGCTTGGTCATCCAAGCATAAGCTTCACGCAAGGCAGCATCGCCCTTCTTGTCTTGACCTTCAAGCAATTCTGCATACTGTTCTGCATACTTTTCACGGATACGAGCAACAAATGCCTGTGGCATATTCCCTTCACGGAAATAAGCCATGAAATCAGGCAACTCAGCGGTGCCTTCAATCATCGTATCATACATGGCTTCAAGATCACCGATAGTATCAGCCAACTTATCGCGCATATGATCTTGTACATTGCGCTTAGCAATTGGCTTTACCACTACTTCTTTCTTTTCAGCAAGACGAGCGTTGCCATAGGCAAGCAATTCTGCAATCTTGTTGGTGATGAACTCGGCATCAGGAGACATCGGGCAACCACGCAAGATCATCTTAGAGATACTGCCAATGGTAATGCCAACACGACTATCTTCACATTCGGCAAATGCAGCGATTTCTGCTTTGCCCCATTTAAGATGCTGCTGACCAAACTCTACCACATACTTGCGCATATCGGCAGCACTCATATAATAATTGTAGAAATATAGCGCATGAGTAATCTCCTGACGCAGTTTGTCAGGAGACCACTTTTTAACATCAGTCCACACTGGTTCTGGACCAGTGAACTTTTCATCCATAAACTTAGGTTGACGAACAACCGTCTTTTTAGGTTTGGTTTTGAGCATCAGTGCGGACTTAGCCATTATTACTTCTCCAAATTGCGGTCATAGAAACCATAGTGCTGTGACACATAACGATCATACCGCTCGTCAACGCCATTATCAAAGCGTTCCCAAGATTGATCGTTAAAGTAGTCATACCCGTAATCGTACTTCGTGTCAACATATTTCTGCGATGGTGCTGCTTCTTTTGCTTCTACCAGTTGAGCAGTAGAAACACCATGATGCTCGTAACCTTCGGTGCACATATCATAATATGATGTACTAGGCGTCATTTCATGATCTTGATCAGCCATGCTATAAACCCAAGCAATATATGCTTCGGTGTCGGTTTGAACCAACACACGCTGACGCAAGTAATATGTGGGAAATCCTTCAAGACGGTCAAGCGCAATCATATCGCTATCGCTGACTTCCCATAACACACCACTGACAATACTACCTACTTCAATCTCAATGTCAGCATGATTACGAAACACAAGACGATAGTCGTTCAGATGGGCAACACCTACCAATGTAGCATCAGGGCAACGCTTTGCCATCTGATCAGGGTGAGTGTTCATTCCGTATCCGAAATAATAACTGCGATATTCCATAGTAAACTCCTTACGGTAGCGGGCAGACCTTGCCCAAAAGGGGGCATACATTGCCCCATGACTTAAAATACCACACCTTAGAGATTTGTCAAGCATTATTTTTAATTATATTATGATTTAAAAAACCATTGACAAACAGCCCAATTATGATAAATTCATATTATGTGGCCATTAATTATAACTTTAATCCTCGTAACCATCTTGTTACTTTTTAAGATAGCAGAGGGAATTTGGGAATTGGATCAGTGGATAGCTGACACCGATAAACGATGGTCAGAAGAATATGATTATGTTCTGGATAAATTTGTCAAAAAACCAACACCAAATCCGAAACCAACCCCAGAACCTGTCAAATTATTGACACCATCTTTAAAAAACTTTCCAAAATCCAGTGAAGATGCAAAAGCAAAAATTGCAAGATTGATGAAAAATAACAAATAAAAAAGGCGGGAAAAATTCCCGCCTTTTCTTTATTCTATCTAAACTAGATTAGAACTTTGCAGTTAGACCAACGGAGAACGCATCTCCAGTTGCATTGTAGCTGGTATCATAGCTACGATAAACTGCTGCGTTTACGCTATAGTTTGATGTAATATCATAAGTTACGCCAGTACCAAGACGATGACTCTGATAGCCATTTGCATCTACGTCAATCGCAGAACGATAACGATACTGAACTGCATTCCAAGTTAGACCATCCATGACCTTATAGTCTGCTGCACCGTATAGTGCATAATATGCAAAGTTTGAAGTAGTGAACTTCTCACCAACACCAACCTTGCCGCTTAGGGTTACACCAGCAAATGCAGGAAGTGCATAACCAGCCTGTGCTTCTAGGTTCTGAGTCAACTTTGAATCTGGAACCTGAGTAGTGCTTGCAGCACCACCTACAGAGAATCCGCCGCCAAGATTATGCTTATAGGTTACGCCATATGTGTCGTCAACCTTTGCGCCGAAGTTGCTTTCAAGGTCTTGACCATATGAAAGTGACAAGCTATCAACGCTTGCAGCAGGAGCAGCAACAGCCGCTACTGGAGGAGTAGGGACAGTCTTCTTGCTTGGTAGATCAGTTGCACTTGCTGCAACAGTAAGTGCCAATAGTGCCATAGTAGTCGTAATAAAAGTCTTCATTTTGTATTTTCCTTTTTCAGATGTTTGGTTATATCATAGACAACAATTTTTGTCTAATTATTTTTCAACCAATATTATTATTAATATTTGTTGAGGCAACGTTTGGTTTTTACTCCATAGTTTAATTTGACAGTATCGTCGCCATGCTTTCCGTTACCCACTTGATTTGGAAGCATAGATATTTAGTCTAGAAAATGACTATATTATAAAAAGACGGGTTAATCAATAAATATTTGATGCTCTTAAATGAATTATACGACGAAGACCTAGTTGAAGGCACAATGACAGATAGGTTAAAACGCCTTGCAGCAGCAGGTGCAGTGGCAGGTGGACTTGGTTTTGGTGGATATTCTGCCATAAATGCTCCAAAATCACCAGAGGTTTCCACTACTGTGGCCCAAACGCAACAACCTCAGCAAACTGACATTCAACAGAAAACTGAGCCTGAAAAAGTAGAGAAAAAAGTTAATCCTAACTTTCCAAAAGGATTAGCTGATGTTGATAAGATGCAGCCAAATGAACGAGTTCAAGCATTTGTAAAGACACTATTGCCGTTTGTACAGGCAGAAAATAATAAGATTTTGAATGATCGCAAACGATTAATAATGGATATAAAAGCCATTAGAAGCGGACATAAGTTAAGTCGTGAGGAAAATGTTTGGGTTAGTAGCATGATAGAAAAGTATGGCGAAAACAAGCCAGACGAACTATTAAAAAAGATTGATATCATTCCACCAAGCATTGCGCTAGCACAAGCTGGCATTGAAAGTAGTTGGGGACAAGACCCAAAAACACAAAGCAGCAATGCTTTTTATGGTCAAAAATCATGGGCAAAAACTGGCGGAGTAGAAGGACCATATGGCGAGAAATATCGCGCATTTGATTCACCAAATCAAAGCATTGCTGCATATATGACTAATCTTAATACACATAATGCATATGATGACTTTCGTGCTGCTCGTGCGCAATTTCGTAAAGCTAATAAACCTATCGTGGGACTTCCACTAGTTCCAAAACTTATAAGTTATACCGATACTGGTAAGGCATATCCACAAAAACTTAAAAGCATCATACAAGGTCGTAATCTAGACCAATATGATATTGTTAAAAAATAATGCTTGACAGATAATCTTTTTCATTATATTCTAATCATATTGAAACAGGAGATTCTCATGCCAAACTGGTGCTATAATACTGCAAAGTTCACTCACAAAGACCCTGCAATGATTGCACGAGTTGCAAAGGGATATAATGAAGGCAAGTTGTTTAGCGAGTTTGATCCAACTCCGCCAGAATTGTTAGAAGATGTACCAGTTGGCGAAAATTATGCTGAACGCTCTGCTGCTCGTGAAGCAGAAAACGAAGAAAATTTTGGGTACAAAGATTGGTATCACTGGAACCTTGATAATTGGGGAACCAAGTGGGATGTTAATACCGAAAATGCAGATGCTGCTGAATTAATTGACGGTGCTACTGAAATTACTTTATCATTTGATACTGCTTGGTCACCACCGATTGAATTTTATCGCACGATGACGGATGCATTTGATTTTGAGGTTGAAGCCTATTATAATGAAGAAGGCATGACATTCTGCGGCAAATATACATCAGAAAATGATGATGACTTTTATGAATATAGCGACCAAACTGGTGATTGGGTGCAAGAAAACATTCCAACCGATATTCATGAACATTGGGGCATTGCTGATCTGTTAGATGATATGGCAGAAGATGAAGAATTAGGCGATATTGACGATGCCGAAGATGGCGCAGATGATGAGGAAATGGGAGAATAATTCTCCCATTATTATATAATTTGATGAACAAAGATTTTAAAAAAAAATTTAATCTTGGCGAATATAACAAAGTTGTTCATCAAATTTATAAAAGAACAAATTCTGATATCGTTGAAGAAGATGGCATTATCAATGAACAATATAATGCCATTAATATGATAAAGAATTTGCAAAAATATGACATTTCATCGTTTATTAAAAACAAAACTGTCGTTGATGCTGGTTCTGGAATTGGTAGATTTTTAACTTTCATTTCGTTCTATAGACCATTAAAAATTATAAGTGTTGAACAAGATAGCAACTTCATAAACGAGCAAAAAGAATTTATCAAATCAAAATTTTTATTTCTGCCTAATAAAAAAATTTGCAAAGATATAGATTTTTATAATGAAATTGTAGAAACATTCGTTGATAAGACGATAAATTATGACACAATTTGTTTCTTTCATGTATGGAATTTTTTAAGGTTTGAAGAGATTTTAAAAAAAACATCGGCTGATTTATTAATTTTAACGAGATTTAGGTCGTTGGGCAATCTTTATCAATTATTAACCGATAATAACTATATTTTTAATATGGTAGATTTAAAAAATGCAGATGGCGACATATTCATAATTGCTAAAAAAAGTGCTTGACAACCTATAATTCTGTGTTATTGTTATAATATAAACAGCAACGGAGAAAACCATGATTACCTTGGAAATTTGGCCAAAAGGTTATGCAGATTTTGGCGGTACTGTTACGGTTCGTCTTCCTGATGGATGCAATGATGCCGATATTCAAGAAGCTGTTCGTCGGGTTAATCCATGGGCAACGCTGTCATCAGTTCAACGTCCACGGGTGGTTGCACCAATAACCGAGGCTGAATTAAAATACTGGTTTGGCGATAATAGCTAAATTTTTCGCTTGACAACATGTAATTTTGTGTTATTGTTATAATATAGACAGCAACAAGGAGATTGACTCATGGCTTATATGTCCCAAGAAAAGAAGTCCAAGATTGCCCCAGTTGTTAAGCAAATTCTCGCCAAGTACGGCGTCAAGGGTTCGTTGGCGGTTTCAAATCATATGACCCTTGTCCTAAATGTCAAAAGCGGTCCTATTGACTTTATCCAGAACTACAATGACACGGTTGGTAATCAACCTGGCGGTTTCCGTCTTGGTTCACCTGCAACCGACTATGTTGATGTCAATCCTTATCACTATCAAAACCATTTTTCTGGCAAGGCTCAAAAGTTCTTGAAGGAAATCATGACTGCCATGAATGATGGCAACCATGACCGCAGCGATGCACAGACCGATTACTTTGATGTGGGTTGGTATGTTGATGTCAATATCGGCAAGTGGAATAAACCTTACGAACTTACGAATTGATGGAGACGATATTATGGCAAAAGAAATCAAAAATCCAAAAACTATCTTGAAACACTTGTTCCAAGATGAATTTAATTTACAAAAAGTAACTGACATGTCACACTATTCTGATGCAGAGATAGCGGCAGAATTAGAAGACTTGGCAAAACAAGCATGGCAAAATGCTTATATCAAGGTTGATTATAGCAAAGTAACTCCAAAAATGTTTCGTCTTGCCGCAGAAATCAGGGCAACAGAAATTAAATTATTGGATGATGAATAAGCCTTATCAACTGATTGGATAACCAATGACCACCAATGCTTACATTTTTATGTGGTGCAATGAGGGGCTTGATAGTCTAGTCCCCATTACACAATACGAAGACCAAATGTTGATTGATGCTGTTATGCATGGGAAAATTGTGCCTAGCAAAGTAGATTATATATTGAGTTATATGGCACTACGAGCACGGTTTAATTCGCAGCGAGCATATGAAATTTATGCGATGGATTGTAGTGAAGACCTGAGCGAAGATGATCTGCGTCAATGTTTTGACGATGATCCACAGGGAATTGTGGATGTTATTCGTGAGCGTGGTGTTAAACTTTATAGCGATTATAGCGGTAAAAAAAGCAAAATAATCGCTTGACAATCTTAAAATATATGCTATTGTAAGAATATAAGCAATGGAGAAGTTAAATGACTGTCAATGAAGCAACTGCTCTCGCCACTCGTATTGAGTCTGTTATCGCACGGTGCAAGCGCCTTGAGATTTCACAGGCAGATACGCTTGCTGAAATTCATTATATTGCCAACGATCTTCGTGATTATGCGGATAATCTTGATCGTGAAATGTATGAAGAACTTGGACATGCCCTTGAACGGTATGATGATGCAATGATGGTAAAAGGAGTATAAAAATGAGTAAGTTTATTAAAGAAGCTTTCGGTCTAGTTGGACTAATTGTATTTGCTGTAATTATTGTAATCGCTGGTCCACTCATTACGATTTGGGCGTTGGATACAATGTTTCCTGCTTTGAATATTCCTATGAATTTTCAAACTTGGTTGGCAGCACTCGTTCTTGGTAGTTTTTTCTCAAAAACAAAGGTCTAATAAAATGAAGCGTTTTACTTTTAAGATGGATAGCGGCGATGCGTTTCTTTGTATCGCACAGGATTTTAAGTCAGCTTGTTTGCTGTTTGACCAGAACCAGATGGGGTTCCGACCCCAAGATATTCTGGAAATTATTGAGCGATAAAAAAGAAAAATCCTCCGAAAGGGGGATTTTTTTATTAAGTACTGTTTATGCAGTCAATTGAAAAAAATTATCATATATTTTTACCATCGTATGATGGTTATCAATTAACAGAAATGATTAATTTAATAGATAAATGCAATCTACATGATAATTTTATTTTTGTCGTAAAATATATCAAATACATCAATCACAATTTTTTTAAAAAAGAAGTTATTAGAGAGCAAAAAGAAATATTACTTTATTATAAAAATTATTGTTATAAGAATAATTTAAAATTAAAAATATTAATAGATGCAGAGTTTGAAGCCCCAGCATATCGTTATAATTTGACAAAATATTGTGATTTTTTAATTGAATTGCTAGATATTAAATTATCAGATATAATAATATTTGGCGTTGGTGAACATCAATTTGATGATGATATTAATTTTGCAGTGTCGCATGTTCCAACATTATTAGATGAAATGTTTAATGATTCAACCGAAATTTTATTACCAAATCATCATTTTATTAGTTTGGCAAGGATTGTTAGGCCGCATAGATTATATTTTACAACTAAGTTAATAGACAAGGATTTAATAAAATTTGGAAAATTAAGTTTGGGCAGTGGCTATTATTTTAACAATTCTGAAAATGAACTTTTAAATTTTTTACCAGAAAAATATAAAAAATTTATGCCGATGGTCATAGATGGAACAATTATTAATGATGATATAAATGCGTATGTTAGCATACATCCGTCGATGCAATCTGCATTTATTAATATAGTGCACGAAACTGCGTTTGATCCATCTCTTTTGCCTACTATTTTAAATACATATAATACAACAGAAGATTCAGTAGGATTTTCTATTTGGAAAAACATCACTAATTCAAAAAAATTAACATGGCAAGTAAACAGTTTTACAGAAAAAAGTATGAAGCCATTTGTGTGGGGACAAGTTCCAATCTTTAACACTGTATATGATAATTTAAAATATATTCGCAAATTAGGTTTTGATTTGTTTGATGACATTATTGATCATAGCTATGATCAAATTAAAGACCCAATAGCAAGAATAGACGCAGCGATTGCACAATTAGAAAAAATATGCAAGTGGTCAATTGAAGATTGTCAAGAATATAAAAAGAAAAATATAACAAGATTTGTTAGAAATCGTGAAATTGCCCAAGAATTGCATGATCATACATTTGAAAAAATGGCGCTAGATAGCTTACAAAAAGCACTTGACAAATACAAAACTTAACATATAATAATGTTATGAGCAGTCGTGTAATCAGAATTGATAGAACAAAACACACCACAACAGAAGTTGTTCGGTGGTTGGAACGCAACGTAGGGCCAAGTATTCCCGATGGGCGTGGTTATGAGAATCCTGATACAGGTCGTGATTGGAGACTTAAAACATCCACCGAAACAAAGAAAAGCAATACAGTTGGTATACGGAGACCTGTTGCATTTGGATTATATTGTGAGTTTGCTGACACGGTTGATGAAGGTATTATCTTATATTTCGCATTGAGATTTACATGAAAATTAAAAATTTGCTGATTCAACTTAGTTTTCAAGAGTGGAAACTAATTAAACGCGATATCATTAAAGAATATGGATTATCTATTCTTATTTCTTGGCGGATGCGGCAAGAACTTGGATGCGTATGCAGAATAGTTTGGCAAAATTCAGGAGATGGTGATCAAGTATTTTTAGATTTCTGGGATGAAGCAGACATGACAATGTTTGCAATGAGATGGGCATGAACAATAATCGTCCTGTTGCTGTTTCAGGTCAAATATGGTATGATACACAATCATCAGAAATAAAAATCTTTGATGGAACTGATTGGGTCACTATTAATAAAATGAAACCTATACAAAATGATATTAAAACAGAATATATATGGAAGCGCAAGTTTGCCTTTATGCCACATCGTTGTAAATTATCAGGCAATATCATTTGGTTAAAATATGGTATGTATAGGGAACACAGCGTGAGCGGTTGGGCAGGTAGTTTAATAATGGAGTATCGTTGGCACGATGAACACGAACATCTAAATTGGGTAATCGCAAATGCATAAAGAAATTGACGTGCCAAATAATATGCTACATAAATGGTTATATTATGAAACTGGGTTTGAACAGTTGCATCCAGTTCCAGATATTATTCATTGGATGGAAGAGCAAGGTTATGTGTATGGTAGAGATTGGAAAGTAGATACTTTTACTGGCAGAAATTATTGGATTGATTTTCCTAATGATGAAATAGCAGCGTTATTTGTAGCACGATGGTCAGCGTATGATTGATTTAAATTTTGAAAATGGTTTTTGGATTCCACATCATTGGCCTGATAGAGATTCAACATCCTATTCTATTTGGAAAAATTTTAGCCAATATTGCCGTGAAAAAGGTAGTTTTAACGAAGTTGTGCTTCTAACCGAGTTTAATGCCAAAGCACAACGATATGCTGGCGATGATGATGACGATGATCAATGGTTTGTGCGATTTAATACACCCGAAGACTATACTTTTTTTATAATGAAATTTGCGTAATGGCTAAAATGAGAGTTCATGAGTTAGGATTGCAACGCTGGCATATGAGCGTATGGTTTCTTAACGACGATAACAGTGTAAATTGGGAGTTCAAGAAGTGGATGGCTGACAATTATCCAGATTGCCTTTGCATACACAGATTTAACAATGGCGAACCATATTGGGAATTACGAGGCGGTGACCCAATGGACCAAGCATTCATAGCAATGCGTTGGGGCGGCGATAATTAATTATATGCGCAGACTATTCACATTTGGATGTTCGTTTACAAGTTATCATTGGCCAACATGGGCTGATATTGTAGGCAAAGAATTTGATTATTTTGAAAACTGGGGCATGAGTGGCGCTAGTAATCAGTATATGTTTAATACTTTAATTGAAGCAAACTTGCGAAACAAATTTACAAGTGATGATACCATTATCATCATGTGGTCAAATGTATCTAGGTTAGATACCTATCGCAATAAAAGTTGGTTCCTACTAGGCAACATTTATACAACTGATTTTTATGATGAAAAATTCTTAGAAAAATTTACAGATTATCGTGGTTTTTTAATTAGAGACTTATCAACGATTGCAGCAACAAATGATTTGCTAAAATTATGGAATGTAAAATATTATAATTTAAGTATGGTTCCAATAACAAGCATAAATCAATCAAGCACTGGTGATATAAAAGATATCCTAGATATTGTTGTTCTTTATAAAGAAACAATAGAACAAATAAAACCAAGTGTGTTTGAAAAAGTTTTTAATTATAATTGGCAAGTTGTAAGAGATGAACCACCACTGCTTGATCCTTGGTATGATTTTCATCCAAGACCCCTTGAACATTTACAATATCTTGATGCAGTATTGCCAGAAATTGCAATAAGTGATGAAACTAGAAATTGGGTTAAAAATTATCCTTACTGGCAAGATAAGAAATTTTTAAACTATCCAAAAATTCGTCTATAAATATTCGCATGCAAGTATCAATGATCGGTTTAGGCAAACTTGGGCTAGAAGCAGCCAATGTTATCAATAAAAGTTATCCTGTAATAGGATATGATATCAATCCTGTTGTGGCTACATTTCTCGTGCGTGACACTATTAAAGATGCTGTACAAGATAGCAAGTTTATCTTTGTGGCAGTTCCTACGCCGCATCATCCTGAATATAGTGGCAGCGATCCTACCAGTCATTTGCCACCAAAAGATTTTGACTATACCATCCTAAAAAGTGTTTTAATTGAGATCAGTAAACATCTTAAACCTGAACAGCAAGTATGTGTAATTTGCACTGTTATGCCAGGCACAACTCGTCGTGAATTGGCAACAATCATTCCTAATATTTTATATAATCCATGTGTTATTGCACAAGGCACTGTAGCTAAAGATTTTGAAAACCCTGAAATTGTAATTGTAGGCGGTGAACCATCTAATCCAAATCGTGCTAAACTAGCGCAGTTTTATCGCAGTATTAATGGTGAAAGTGTTCATCTGGTTGAAGGCGAATGGGAAGATGCTGAACTTACCAAGATATTTTATAATACATTCTTAACTTATAAAATTACACTTGCCAATACAATTCATGATATGGTAGATAAACTTGGATATGGTAACAGCGATATTGTAACCGATGGTCTAGCTAATTGCACTCGTAAGATTAGTGCGCCAGCTTATATGACTGCTGGCATGGGGGTGGGTGGCCCTTGTCATCCTCGTGATATTATTGCCATGAATTGGTTTAGTCAAAGCATTGATCTTGGTTATGACTTGTTTGGCAATCTAAGTGAAATTCGTGAAATCCAAGCCAAGAACCTAGCTGATAAACTATGCAGTTATGGATTACCAGTTGTTATATTGGGGCGTGGATTTAAAGAAAATATTGCTCAACATGATGGCAGTTATGCGTTGCTTGTTGGGCATTATATAGCCAATGTTAGCTATCATGATCCGCTCAATAACATTGAATATAGTGGAAAAGAACCAGTAGTATATCTTGTAAGCTATCATCATAATTGGATTAAATCGCATGATTTTATTCCCAATAGCATCGTGGTTGATCCTTGGCGCAAGAATTTATCCATTGCAAACTGCCAAGTAATCAATCTTTAAAAAGTTCTTGACATTTTCTAAATTCTATTGCATACTACTTGCAAGGATTAGGATTTAGCATGGTCAGAAAAAGCAGTGAAATCATTGAAGATTTTATCAACTCGCTAGAAAAACTAGTTGATACGCTAGATGATGAATGGCATCATAATGATGAAGGCGAGTGGCGTATGGCTGATAATATTCGTCAGCATATTTTGCCGCTTGTTAAAGAAAAATTCAAAGCAGACCTTGACGAATATATTGACCGCAGAATTGAAACCTACTTAGAAAGAACGAAGCACAATGACTGATGAAACCGCCCCAAAACTAATTCAATATAAAGTATCAACACGCTATAAGAAGAGTGTTGCAGAAGTTGAGTATTATACCAAAGATGGCAAGACCGTTGCTTATACCACTGGTTGGCGATGGGGATATGTTACACTGCTTGTTCCAGAAGGTACGGACCTTGCTGCTGAACTTGATGCAGAAAACAATGAGGTTTTAGAAATTGATGATCTTGAATATGAGGTCTATGATCGCGAAATGGATGATGGTTGTTGGGATGAATGGGATTATGGCGAACTTGATGATGATGAGATTGCAGCCATTGACGAAGCCATTGAAGAAGAAGGCGATGCATATAGCGCCCTTGTTGATATTCTAGGATGGGAGCAAAATGATAGTGAGTTATCATTTAGTGGTCCATTAGATATTGAAAACATGGGCGAATATGTTCCATATGTTTATACAGAAACCAATGAAGAAGGCGAAGACGATAATGTATAAGATTGAAATCAGTGACGAAACCGCAGAAAGCATGTTCCGTGATATTCTCGTTGAAGACTATCGCCGTATTCGTAACGATATCTATGATTTGACCAACAAGGCAGTTGAAAAAGGCGAACTTAAACCTTTTGAACAAGAAGACCTTGAAAACAACAAAGAGTATTTTGAAGCCATGAAGGTTATGCTTGGTTATTACTTGCCACAAACCGATGCAGACGCAATTATTGGTGAAGCATGAAAATCGTTGAAAAACTTCGTTCTATTGCAGAAGATTGCGAACAAGGTGAGCGTTCACCAGTAAGCGGCATTTCTACTTGGCCAAAGGAAACTACGGTTGAGTGGAAGGCTGCTGATATTATTACACTGGCAATGCGAGAACTTACTGTTATCAGTGAAATGAATGAAGTGGTGCCAGCCGAAGCAATTCGTCATAGTGCCAAAATTGCAATTGCTCAATTAATGGAATTAATCAATGCCGCAGACTTGGACAGTTGAACTAGAAGAAGATGCAATGACAGGTGAACTTTTATTACCTTTTCCAGAAGATGCGTTAAAACTTTTGGATTGGGAAGAAGGCACTGTTATTTGTTGGAAAATTACAACCGATAATAAAATTATCTTAACCAAGAAAAGCGATGACGATGACGACGATGAAGATACAGGTAGTTTCTGATTTACATTTAGAACACGCACTCGCACCAGAAATTAAACCTGTTGGCGATGTTCTTGTGTTGGGCGGAGATATCTGTTTGGCGCAGCATATCTATCGTCATCCTATTAGTGAGAATGGATTGCCCAATAATGCTGAGCATGGCTCGGATGCTCAACGCTATCGTGATTTCTTCAAATATTGCAGTGAAAACTGGTCAAAGGTAATTTATCTTAGTGGCAATCATGAGCATTATAGTGGGCAGTGGGAGCGAACTACGCCAGTGCTGCGTGAAGAAACCCAACGCTATGGCAACATACATTTCTGTGACCAAGACCGTGTTGATATTGACGATGTAACATTCTTGGGTGTATCGCTATGGACTGATTTTAACAATCATGATCCATTTACGATTATGTCAGCACGAGATATGATGAATGATTACAATGCAATCACAGAAAACCCACGACAAGGGCTGTATCATAAACTGCGTCCAACTACTGCACTTGCCAAACATACAAGTGATTTAGGATGGTTGCAGGTTCAGTTGTCACAGTTACAAGACCGCAAGGTTGTTGTATGCAGCCATCATGCACCAAGTCACAGTAGCATACATTATACCTATAAGCAGCCTAGATATAGCACTATGAACGGTGCTTTTGTCAGCAACTTGGACGAGTTCATTATGGATCATCCACAAATTAAACTATGGACACATGGTCATGTTCATAATGTGTTTGATTATACTATTGGTGAAACTCGTGTAGTTTGCAATCCTCGTGGATATCCAGGTGAAAATACAGAATGGGATGCTAATTTGATGGTTGAAGTTTAGATATAATTTACAATAACATATGTATTTGCCAATGTTCCATCAACACAAATATAATCTAACGATAGCGTTCCTGGTGTAATTGGATTGCCAGGTCCACCATAAGTTATACTTGTAGCACCTGTTGTGCTGTGCATAGCATTGGCAATACCAAAATTAATAGTTCTATTTGCAGTAAGTGCAACAAGTGCTCTTATATTGCTACCTGCTACAAAGTTTGTTAAACTAAATGTAACTGTGCCAGCAGGATTATAAATTAGCACTAAACTATCTGTTGCAAAATTTATAGTTGGTGATGTATTTGCGCCAAGATTACGAATACCATTATTGTTAATATTAAAACTTTGAGCCGTTACATTTGCCGTTACAATTGCATTACTTGTTATAGAAATATTACCAGCCTGTATATTGCCGCTATAAGTGGTAAGATAACTTGCAGTATTAGCATTAGCACCGCTTGCAAGACTATTAATCTGTGTTTGTTGTGTGCCAGCATTAGTGAATAGCGTTGTAATATTTGTATTTGCAGCAATAACATTAGCATTAATAGTTGCGATATTATTTGTATTTGTTGTAATTGCGCTATTAGCAGCAGTGACATTAGCATTAGTTGAGGCAATTGCACTATTTGCACCACCAATATTTGTAGCGTTAGTAGCAATAGCCGCATTAGCAGCAGTAATATTATTATTAATAGTGGTAATAGTAGGATTCTGCGCAATGTTTAAGAGATAAGCATTACCCACATAATAACTGCTTGCACTGGTTGTGATATTACCAGTGGCAGTAACACCAGTGGTAATTAAATTATTAACAGTGGTATTGCCACTTATTGTAACAGTGCCAGTAACTTGTAGTTTATCAGTGCCATTATCAGTGCCACCTAATACCCAACGCTTTTGAGTAATGCGACCTGCTTCATTGGAGGCAAGAGTTCCATCAGTATGAAATACAATTGCTTTTTGTGTAGTTTGTGTTCCAATGGTAAGATTGCCACCATTGTTATAAAGATAACCATCAAGAGCATGACCAATGGTATAACCAGGATCATAGTAACCACTGCTATTGATACCTAAGTCAGTATAATTGCTATTTTGTGCGCCAACATCTGCTGCAACAATATAATCACTGCTTGCACTGGAAAGATTTGAAATGTTTTGCGTAATTGTTTGTGCATATGAATTAGCATTTGAAGTAAATTGCGCAATGGTATTGTAATCAGCAAGTGGTTGAACACCAACATTTATCTCAGTTGATAGATAAGCACTTTGTGCAAATATATTATTCCAATTGCGACTCGTGCTGCCAAGATTTTGAATGCCGCTTGTTGCTGGATCAATATCAACGCTGCTTACCCAAGCCTTTTGAGTATCATTATACAGCAGATGTGCATAATCAACATTGCCGATAACAACGCCAGCGCCATCAGCAGCGGCGCTAGATGCAGCATTTGCAGCAAGCGTAAGCGTTAATCCACTTACAGTCTCCGCCGTGCTAAATGTGGTGGTAGTAGTTCCCTTTACATTAAGGTTACCAAATACAATAAGATTGCCAGCAATGCTACTATTGGCAGAACTGGCAGTAGTGACAATGCCATATGCAGAAATATTACCAACTGCAATATTGCCTACATTATCACGAGCGACAATAGTAGATGGTTGGTTGCTTGATGTTGCATCGGTGGTTACACTAAGAACACGAGTATTGCCACTATAACCCAACGAAGCAGTAACATGGTTACTATTGTTAATAGAACCAATAGCAGCAGTGGTTTGCACACTGCCATCATTAAACGCAAGATTACCAGTGCCAGTAATTGATAACTGATTGTTAAGGGTCATAGTGCCATTAATAATTGTGTTGCCAATGTTAAGTATGGCACCAGTTGTATCAACATTACCAGTAATATGAACATCACCAATAAGCGTAGTTGTTCCTTCGGTAGTAGTATTACCAATCATTAGCGTAGTGCCAGTATTGATAGAAGTTCCAACAATGATAAGATTTCCACCAACATTTAAGTTACCACTGGTAGTAACATTACCAGTCATTAAGGTAGTGCCAATAGTAATGGTGTTACCAACGCTGTATGTATTGCCTACAACCAATAGATTTTGATTGATATAAGCATTTGCGGCATTGACATTACCCATTGTAGTAATACCATTAGGCGCAATAATAGCAGATAGTGTTCGCACAGTTCCACCATTAGGACTGGTGTAAAATTGCATTTGAACACCACCATGCGAATCGTTATAATTCTCAGTAGCGACAAAGCGAATATCACTTGCAGCACGACCGCTATTTGTATCAATAACAAAGTTAGTAGTTCCCCAACCAACCGCAGCAAGACGACCAATTGTATCGCCACTTTGGATTGCAGTTGGACTGCCGCCCGTTCCTCGTGCAGCACGATAAGTTAATGCGGGAAATGCGCCAGTGCCAAAGGCATCAATGGTTACTGTATTAGAAACACCATCATTGCCAATAGAACGAATTGTTGTTCCACTTACCTGTGGCAAATTAAGTGCAGAAGCACTATCACCATTAATTAATAATCCAGTTTGACCAACGCCAAGTGTTGGAAGATTGATTTGTGTAAAACCTTGTGTAGTAGTTTCAAATACTGGTCGTCCGCCGCCACTTGTTGGAAAAACCTGAAACTGTCCAAAGACATTAACATTGCCAGTTCCGTTTGATATTAACCCTAAATCTTCATTGGTATTAAGTGTAGAAATATTGGCAGCAGTGATAATTAAATCACCGATATTAGCATTAGTTGTAGAGAAAATTACGGGTTGTCCACCAGGTGTATGTCCATCACTGATACGCAGAACACCAGTTGTTTCATTATAAAACATATGACCCACTTCACCAACATATTGTGATGGGTCTGTCTGTGCTCGGCTAGTAAATATTCTCTGCGTAGTAGTCACAGTAATTCCTTATTCTAGATCGGTGTCTTCACTTGAAATTTGTGCTACGATAGGGTGAATTCCTGCATTACGCTTGATAATTGATAGTTCATCTTCTGGTTCGGCATCCGCGCCATCAAAAGCTGAATCAACGCCAGCAACTTTCTTTAACAGTTCAATCTTTTGCTGTAATGGTGGAACCATGATACCACCAGTTTCATCACTAGTATGTTCATCTTCTGGAAATGGATTTTCTGGTGCTTTAACAGCTACAAGCTGAGCATGATTTGGCTGTTGCTGCGAAGATGGCTCGTTAATTTGTGTTAAAACATCTATTAGTTTGCGGATAAGTTCTGCGGCTTCCATGATTATTCCTTAAATGGTTGTGGTTGCTGGACCACTGATTGCACTATTAGCCACAAAACCAACATTAACTACGCTAACTTCTGCTGTGCCCGCAGTAGTAACAAACGCAATTTTATTATTAAGACCTTCCATATTAATAAATCTGGTAGTTCCAGCAGGAACAACATCACAATTGCCAGTATAAGCAGTTGGATTTGAACCTACTGCATAGTGAACGCTAGCATTTGCTGTTACTTTTACCTTTGTGCTGGTAATGGCAGTGCTTTGTGAACTGCTTCCTGTTGCGTTAATAATCTGTGCTGATGGCATCTTTTAATCCTCTTGGATTATTTATCTTGACTTATCCTTATATGATTGTTATAATTAATCTTAACTATTATAGGGAAAATTATGACCGTTCAAATTCTTAATGGCGATTGCCGCGATGTGTTAAAAACCTTACCTGACAATAGCGTTGACAGCATTGTTACCGATCCACCATATGAACTTGGATTTATGGGCAAAAGTTGGGATGCCAGTGGCATTGCATATAATACGGATATGTGGCGTGAAGCATTGCGTGTATTAAAGCCAGGCGGTCATATGTTGGCATTTAGTGGATCACGTACATATCATCGCATGACTGTTGCAATTGAAGATGCTGGTTTTGAAATTCGTGACCAGATCATGTGGGTTTATGGTCAAGGATTTCCAAAGAACCATGATGTTAGCAAAGCGATTGATAAAGCTGCTGGTGCTAAAAGAAAAGTATTAGAAACCAAAACTACCAAAAGTGGCGGCATGGCTCATATTATGAAAACTAATAGCGAGCAAGGATATCGCCCTAATGATTATTACGAAGATAGTGGCAATGTCATTGAAGTAACAGAACCAGCAACTTTAGAAGCAAAGCAGTGGGCTGGATGGGGTACGGCGCTTAAACCTTCTCATGAACCAATCTGTGTCGCTCGCAAGCCGTTGGAAGGCACTATTGCACAGAATGTCTTAGAACATGGTACTGGTGCGTTGAATATTGACGCAAGCAGAGTTGGCGAAGGTGGAAAGAAATGGGTTACTCCTCGTGGTGGTATTTGGGCAACCGATACCGAAGCAAAGGCAGAACTCGTTGATAATCCATTAGGTCGTTGGCCAGCAAATCTTATTCACGATGGCAGTGAAGAAGTAGTAGAACTATTTCCAACTGCAAAATCTGGTAGTGGAAATGGAGATGCTAAAAGCGGAGTGTCGGGTGATATAACTCCGCTTCGGCGTGGAACTCTTATACCAAGACATGATAGCGGAAGTGCCGCACGTTTCTTCTATTGTGCAAAGGCAAGCAAGTCCGACCGTAATGCTGGATTAGATGAGTTTGAAGAAAAACCAGTAGTTACATTCGCTACAGCGAATGGAACGAGTGGTAAGGCAAGTAGCATTAGTGAAGGTCGTAATACTGCTTATAAGAATACACATCCTACTGTAAAACCAACTGACCTTATGCGTTATCTAGTTAAGATGGTAACGCCACCAGGTGGAACTACGCTTGATCCGTTTATGGGTTCAGGTTCTACTGGTCGTGGAGCAATGTTAGAAGGATTTAACTTTATCGGTATTGAAATGACTGATGAATATATTCCAATTGCCACTGCCAGAATTGAAGATGCAAAACAAGAATACGAAAAGAAAAATAATGTTGCATTTAATAAACTATTTGAGGAAGAAGAATAATGACTGTTCAAATTCTTAATGGCGATTGCCGCGATGTACTAAAAACGCTGCCTGATGAAAGCATTAACATGTGCGTTACATCACCGCCTTATTTTGGTTTGCGAGATTATGGCGGACAAGAAAAACAAATTGGTTTAGAACAAACACCAGAAGAATATATCCAACAGCTTGTTGAAGTATTCCGTGAAGTGCGCAGAACGCTTAAAGATGACGGCACACTTTGGGTAAACATTGGCGATTCATATTACAACTATCGTAGTGGCACAGCATTTGTAAAACAAAGTGTTGCCAAAACAAATCAAGACTTGCCAACTCATAGTCCAAGTCGCAATAATAAATTAGAGGGTCTTAAAAGCAAAGACCTTATTGGTATTCCGTGGATGTTGGCATTTGCGTTACGTGCCGATGGTTGGTATTTGCGTCAAGATATTATTTGGCACAAGCCCAATCCTATGCCAGAGTCAGTAAAAGATCGTTGCACAAAAGCACACGAATATATTTTCTTGTTGAGTAAGAGCAAGAATTATTATTTTGATTATGAAGCAATTAAAGAACCTGCACAGAACTGGGGAACCAGAGATCGTAGCAATTTTCGCAGTGGAACCGAAGACCCATTGTTAAAACAGCATGGCCTTAAAGGAAAAGAATGGGAAGAAAATCCAACAAGAAACAAACGCTCTGTATGGACTGTTAATACTAAGCCATATAAAGAAGCGCATTTTGCGACATTTCCAACTGAATTGATTGAACCTTGCATTTTGGCAGGTTCTCCAAAGGGCGGCATGGTGCTTGATCCGTTCGGTGGTTCGGGAACAACAGGTTATCTTAGTGATAAGTTAGGACGCAATGCAACTTTAATTGAACTTAATCCATCATACATTGATATTGCAGAAAATCGCATTGATCCGCCAGAAAAACGCCTTGACTCAAATTTATTTGAATTTGAGTAATGTCATAATACTGTCATAATAGTGTGATAAATTACAATTAGCATTCAAAGGAGAAAACCATATGCTATCTAGGCTATTCGTAGTTGCAGCAGCAACGATTATTGGTACAGCAGCTTATGCTGCTGAAATTACAGGAGCAGGCGCTACCTTCCCATTTCCAATCTATGCAAAGTGGGCCGATTCTTATAAGAAAGTTTCAGGCAATACTTTAAATTATCAATCAATTGGCAGTGGCGCAGGCATTAAGCAAATTGAAGCCAAGACAGTTACATTTGGCGCAACTGATATTCCAGTAAAACCAGAAGACCTAGAAAAGAAAGGTCAAGTTCAGTTTCCAATGATTGTTGGCGGAATTGTACCAATTGTTAATATAAAAGAAGTAACGGATAATCAGTTAGTATTGAATACTGATATCATTGCCAAAATCTATATGGAAAAGATTAAGAATTGGAATGATAAAGAAATTGCAGCACTTAATCCAACATTGAAACTTCCTGATCTTCCAATTATCAAGGTTCGTCGTAGTGATGGTAGTGGAACAACTTGGAACTTTACAAGATTCTTATCAGAAGCAAATGCTGATTGGAAGAAAGATTATAATTTTGGTCAAAGCATTGAATGGGCTGGCAGTGCAATCGGCGCAAAGGGCAATGATGGCGTAGCAAATAATGTTTCAGTTGCAAATGGTTCAATCGGTTATGTTGAATATGCGTTTGCCAAGTCAAACAATCTTACAACCGCAAAGATGATTGGCAGCGATGGCAAGCCAGTTGCTCCTAGCTTGAAAGCATTTCAGTCTACTTGGCCAATGGTTGCTACTTCTTATATCGTAATGTACAAGACACCTGATGACAAGACAGCTTCTAAGGATGCTATCAAGTTCTTTGAATATGCGCTTGCGCATGACAAGGATGCCGAAGAATTGGATTATGTACCCCTAACTGCTGCTCAAAAGAGCGATGTAAAAAAAGTTTGGGAAACTATAAAATAATTCTTGACATAATAGGTCAATAGATGTATAAAGAGAAGGTGAGAGGGAAAAACCCTTTCACCTTTTTTTATTTTTAAAAAAGATAAAAAAAGTTCTTGACAAATATTTTTTATCGTGTATAAATAGAATTACAAATTGAGAGCAACTATGTCTAACACGCCTAAACACAATGATTATAACATTTGCCGCATGCCAGAAGGTTTCTGGATTGAGGGGGCGTGTGCCTAATGTGATCGCACATTAGAGTATGCACTTAGCCCCTGAAACGAAAGTTTCGGGGGTTTTTTTATTTCGGGATGTTGCTCCCCACGCATAAGAGCAACCCTTGACTAGTACTGGCTCCAAATGGACGCAGGTGGTTTCAGCAAGGCATTGAAACAATGAAAGTTGTTTCTAAATGAGCATCATAGCCAGTTGCAACTGGTCCAGTGGATGGGATAGGAGTCTTGTGACTCCAAAGACGGTTCGACTCCGTTAGGGACTGATCAACCCATGATGTTCTTTTAGAAGCAATGAAAGTTGTTTCGCTTATACAAGAGACTAATAGTGCGGAGTAATTAACCGAAACTATAAACAGATAGTCTGGTGAGAAGGTGCGTCAGGTCGCTACGATTGTGGTGGACGGCAATCTGAGGTTGGGTTCGATTCCCATGGTTTGTGTATCTTGTATAAGCGCAACAACTTTTTACATCACCGTGGCGTAATGGTAGCGTAAGGGTCTCCAAAACCTTTGGTCTGGGTTCAAATCCTAGCGGTGGTGCCAATTATGTCAAAAAATTGACAGTTGACAAACTCTAAATCTGTGTTATATTAGTAATATAAGCAGTTTAGGAGAAATTCATGCGCAAGATTGCCTTATTTTCCCATCATCCACAGTGCTCACGCGACTGTGTAAATGGTATGATTTCCGCTCTCAGCGGCGCATATGATGTAGAGACTTTTCGGGTAGACGATGACTTTGGCGCTATCTTGGGTTCCGCTGATATCGTCGCCTTTCCTGGCGGTATCGGTGACAGCATGTCATTTGACTATCTGCTTGGCGACAAGGTAGAGATGATCCAAGACTTTGTTGCTAATGGCGGTAAGTATCTTGGCATCTGCATGGGCGCATACTGGGCTGGCAGCCACTATTTCAATCTGCTTGATGGTGTAGATGCTGTTCAGTATATCAAGCGTCCTACTGCCGATATTGCTCGTCCTTATGGCACGGTCGCAGATGTTACATGGAACGGCAAGCGTGACTCTATGTACTTCTATGATGGCTGTGCATTGGTAGGCAACAAGCGTAAGTTTGAAACCGTTGCTGCCTATGCTAACGGCGATGCTATGGCTATCAAGCAAGGCAATGTAGGTATCATTGGTTGTCATCCTGAGAGCCAACAATACTGGTATGATACATGGCAGTATATGCCAGATTACTGGCATGGCGGTCGTCATCATGCAATGTTGCGTGAGTTCGTAGATAAATTATAATTGGATAGTAAATTATGAAAATAGATAATAACTTTGTTTTTTTGTTGTTTACTCCTGGTGTGGGTGGAAATCATTTAACAAATTTATTATCTATTTCTTTAAATATTTTTGCAAATCTTCCAGACAATAAAGAAGATATTATTAATAGCTATACAACACCAGAAGTAAATTTTAATAGACATAATTTTCGGAAAGAAAATTTTAAAAAAATAATATCAAATAATAAAAAACAAAACGATATTATAGTATGTGGGCATTTTTCAGAATATCTATCTTTAGAAAATTTTCTTACAAAAATTATTAAAAATAAAAAATTTATATCCATAACTGAATTAGATGAAGAATCTATTGGAAAATTAAAAAACAGACTTAAGTTTATTGGAAATATTTACAACGTAATAGAAAACGAATATTATTTGCATGAACAAAGATTAATATACAGTTCGCATAATTTGTCTAAATTATTAGATTGTAAAAAAGAAGATATCGTAGAAGTAAAATTAAATGATCTGTTGTCTGAAAATATTATTCCAGTTTTAAACAAAATAGGCAATAATTTGGGATACACTGAATTTAGTTGTTTAGAATTTTGTCAAGAACTTCATACTATTTGGTTAAAAAACAATAATATAATTTAACTATGGGGAAGTGTGCGCGGAATGGTTACGCCAAGGTCTGCAAAACCTTTTTATGTGGGTTCAAGTCCCATCTTCCCCTCCAACTTTTGTGCAAAGTTAGCAAATGTGGTCATTGCACTGGACTGAAAATCCAGCCAACTTGGTTCGATCCCAAGACTTTGCACCATTTTTATTAAAGGAAATGCAATGATAGAAGCAGCATTAGTATTTTTGTCAATGTTTGTGGTTGATATCTTTTATGCGATTTATCTTAAAAGCATTGAAAATAACAAACCATTACATGCATCATCAATGGCGACTATCGTTTTCTTCATTGCAAGTATTGCAACGATTGGTTACGTAGATAATCACTGGTTATTAATTCCTGCGTGTTTAGGTGCGTTTGCAGGAACTTGGGTTGGTGTAAAATATAACATTAAAAAAGGAAAAAACAAGTGAAACGGGACTGTATCTAGAAACAAAAGATGGACGCATCGTCAATATTACAGTTTATGTAATGGGCGGTCTGCATACTTTAACAAAGACATACACCATATATTATGAAGAGGCAGTGGGCGGTTTTCCCGATTTACATAATTGGTGGTTTTTCAAAGAAGTAAAAGACGAACCTGATGGTCTATACTATGATAAACGAAGCTACTTTATTGAAATAAAAACAAAAGGCTCCATCTTATAATGGCTATTATCCTTGACTGTCTATCAGGGGATAGGGGTTCGATTCCCCTTGGAGTCGCCAACACAATTTAATGCTGGGGTTTGCATGGGTGCTTTAACTAACAACCATAGGGTTCGATTCCCTACCCCCGCTCAATTATAATCCGCCCATAGATAACGCTGGCTATATCACCACCCTTTCAAGGTGAAGTAACGGGATCGACACCCGTTGGGCGGACCAATAAACTTTTAGTTGACAATATTTTATAATATGGTACAGTTAAAGTTATGTGAAGGAGTAATACACATGACGTTAGAAGAGTTTGCTGTATTTTCTGAAATTGCAAAACCAATTTTAGAAGCGGCGCGAAATGATATTGATTATTATGCTGGTACTATCTATGAAGGTTTTTTAGAATTACCTAATACTGTTCGTGGAAGTATTGGTGAAAATATTGTAAGTGCTGATATGGCAAGTCGCGGTCACATAATTAAAGATCGCACTAGCGCAGGTCATGATCGTATTATTGATGGCATTAAAACTGAAATCAAACATGGCATCCAAGGCAAAGGCAATCCAGACAGTCATATTATTAATCATATAAGTGCTGACAAAGATTGGGATCGTTTAGTATTTTATGGCGTAAACCGTCCTCTAGAAAATATGCGACGGATTTGGTTTACCAAAGAAGATTTTTTAGCGAACATTAACAGCGGCATTTTTCGCAGACAACAAGGTGGCGCAGATTTAGAAAATGATGATTATATGTGTAGTAAAACTCCCTTATTGTTGAACCAACCATGGGTTCATGATATAAGTGAATGGTAATATTGGCGTGTAACTCAGAGGTAGAGTACAGTCCTGATAAGACTGGAGTCGTTGGTTCAATTCCAACCATGCCAACCAATTAATACCCAAGTAGCACAGCGGTAGTGGCAACGCTCTCATAAGGCGTGGGTCGTTGGTTCAAATCCAACCTTGGGTACCAATTATTGGGGAATAGTTCAGTTGGTAGAACGCAACACTCTGAATGTTGATGTCCGAGGTTCGAGTCCTTGTTCCCCAACCAAATTCGTGGACCGTTAACTCAGTTGGTAGAGTAGGGGACTCTTAATCCTTTTGTCGGGGGTTCAAATCCCTCACGGTCTACCATTAAATACAGTATGAAGAAAATAGTTTTAATTTGTCTGCTATTAGCAGGTTGTAACTCTCTTGAACCACAAAGCATTGGCGTTGTAGGAACAGGTTTATCTCATCATTTGAAAGAAAGATCAAGTCCGCCATATAATGAAACTAATAGTGGTTTGGGAGTAAGATTAAATCTTGACAACGATACTGCTATTCAAGGTGGGTTTTTTGATAACAGTTATAACAAACAAAGCAATTATGCTATCATAGATTATTCACCATATAAGTTACTAAAACAAAATGATTGCGGTAACATGGATGTGGGTGGATTTTTAGGAGCAGCAACTGGATATAAAGCATACACAGTGCCAGTTGGCGGTATACAGGGCGCGATTCATTGTGGTGATTTTTATGTACGCACAAGAGTAACACCAGCACCAGTTGCAGGCGCAGTATTATCCGTTGAAGTAGGTTATACCGTTTTTAAATTTTAATGTTCTCTTGGTGAAATGGATATCACCGAAGTCTACGAAACTTCAGTTCCAAGTTCGAATCTTGGGGAGAACGCCAATTTGTTAAGGGCGACCTTGACCACGATATGCTTTAACAGAACGACGAACGCTTTTATTTTTAGGGCGACTGGCTTTTGCATTACCAATACTAGTGCGTTTATTGACGCTGCTTTTCTTGAAAGTAACCTTTGCTGCGCCATTTGCGCCGCCTTTTGCTTTAGCCATAATTGATTCTCCCTAAAGAAATATTTAGTGTTTTTTATATCAATAAGTATCGTATGCGTGTAAAATTCATAGTATCTCCTGATTATAATTTCAGAGGCAGAATTGTTAATCCAGCTTATTGGTTTCTAAGATCATATTACAAATTCAGTAGTAAAAATTATGACAAGATTACATGGCTAGATGCGCATTTTCAATTTTTAACTGATAACGATGCAATGATTAATACTATCATTGAAGAGAAAGTTGATGTATTATGCATGAGTATCTATATTTGGAATCGTGAACAATATCTTACAATCGCAAAAAAAGTTAAAGAATTAAATCCAAATATTATAATAATTGCAGGCGGTCCTGAATTAGATGCTTATAAAAATCCAGATTTTTGGAATGAAAATTCTCAATTAGATTATGTAGTTTATGGCGATGGAGAATTTGCTTTTAAAGTTTTACTTGATCATTTAGTAGATGGTACATCATTAGAAGATGCTGTAAACATTGTAACTAAAGAAAAAATATACCCATTTAAAATTTTTACCGATAAAGAATTTTCCAAGATAAGTCCATGGCTAGAAATGGAAGATGATATCATGCGAGTGATAAAAGAAGCCAATGGCGAAACATTATTGTTTAATTGGGAAATGAGCAGAGGATGTCCATATTCTTGCAGTTTCTGCGATTGGAGTAGCGGATTACATAATAAAGTTAAACGCCGAAAGGGAAATTGGCGCGAAGAAATAGATTTATTTGCAAAAATAAATGTCAATGTTGGAATTATTGATGCAAATTGGGGGCAGTTTCCAGAAGATATTGAAATTCATCAATATGCTGTTGATAAATTAGGTGATAAACTATGGACTCAAAATTTTAGTAAACTTAATAAAAAAACAGTTTATGAAATGATAAAGATTCAAGGGCGTGGAAGAGAAAGTACATTTAAAACAAATATATCATTGCAAGATATTAATCCAGAAGTTTTAAAAAACATTGATAGACCAGAAGTTCCATGGGAAGAACATAGAAAATTTATAATTGAATTATTAGAAAATAATCCAAATATACAAGCAACCCCAGAATTAATAGTTGGTTTACCAGGACAAACACCAGATTCTTTTATGAATACGATAACTGAATTGCATGATATCGGAGTAAGTCGCATTACTCATCATGGATGGGTTTTGTTAACAAATAGTCCAGCAAATAATATTGAATACCAAGAAAAACATAAAATTAAAATAGAAAATTTAATTTGGTTAGCAAATACTATATTTCCAGATAGACAATCAGCATTGGTATCTGCAAACAATAAAGATAATAAAACTTTTATAGCAAAAACAATAGTTGGAACATATTCATGTGATCTAGCAGATATTTTAACTATGCATAGTTTTGCTGGATTATATAACAGCATAATGCATTTCAATCCAAAGTTAAATCCGTTAAAAATAATTAACAGAAATAGACAACGAATAATTGACATGAGTAATCAACATGCAGAAATCATGAATAATGATAAAATATTTGGCATTGAAAATTATACTGGTTTCGTAGATTATAAAAATCTATGGGAATATTATGATAAAAATAACTTTAATAGAATGTTAAAAGATATATAATAATGATGCGGCTATGATGTAGAGGTAACCTGCTTCGTTGCCAACGAAGATTCGCCAGTTCGATTCTGGCTAGCCGCTCCAATTTTTTTCATTGACAATCTGCAAAATCATGTTATATTAATAATATGAGCCGTCTAAGTGTTAAAGGTTGCACACGAGTTTGTGGCACTCGTAGAACTGGATCGATACCAGTAGACGGTACCAAAAATAATGCTTGACAAAAGAATATAATATGCTATTATAACAATATTGGGACGGCTGCTCAGACGGCGGATGGGCGGCGGGCTGTAAACCCGTTACATAGAAACGGAGTAGGTTCGAATCCTACCCGTCCCACCAAAATTTATTGCGGGGTAGAGAAGTGGTCATCTCGCCAGTCTCATAAACTGG